TTCTGCATTTCAGGCTTAGCCTAACGTAGCTCATGACGTCACCCGGTAACGCTCCTTGGTCCGCTTGCAGTGGCAGACCTGGGTCATATCCCCGTATTGGGTCCCGTGCCAGACAAACCCATCCGGGCCATTGAACCACACGTCATACCGCCGACCCGCGAAGTTTTGGCGTCCCACGGCAATGCGAGGATAGAGCTTGAATTTGAGTGCTCCGGTCCAATTACCCACATGGGCGGACCCGTCATGATAGATATCGGCCATGATGCGCCAGGGTCTGCAGGGATGAATCTGCGCGACTGTTAGATACAGCACGGCCTTGCCCGTGGCGATCATGTCCTGGCGTTCCCACTCTGACCCGCACGCTTCGCAGATGACGGACCCATCCGGGAAATGCCCAAAGATCTGCGAACCTTCGGCACGTGGTGCGGACTGACCGCATACGTATTCATCAAAGGTCTGGTTACAGTGTTTGCACGTTCTCTGTGCCATGGTTACAGCCACGCCTTAAGGTTTGAAGGTTCAAAGAAAAATTCGAGCTTGTTAGACTTCGCGCATTGTTTGCAGTGGTAGGACTCAAAAGGTTTGCCGTCCAGGTCTGCGAACATTTCAGAGCAAGGATGCATCCTTCCACATTGGACGCAGAGCAAAGAACACTCACGATGAGGATTTACTCTGACTAAGCGCATGTTTAGCGGCTCCATTCTGCTTTGTGGTTATTGGGTCCCGTTTGGAATATGCGGGTGTAAGCGGTCCATTTGTGGCCGATATCACGGTAACGCTCCATGATCCGGTTAGCTTCCTCCAACGTCTCATGGGTATGCACCATGACGAGACGCCCACCGATCATGCAATGTGTGATGTAGAAACTAGGTTCCATGGCGTCACCTGATGAAATTATTCACGGCTCGGAATGCAGCATTCTCGCGGTGCGTTTGAACTGTGTGATGATGTGGCCATTCGGTAGCAGGCTCATAATATCCATACGCCAGAGCTGCATACCCTAGGCACGCTCTGCGTTCATCCTTGGGCATTTTGAGCCATTCGGACACATTCACGCCGATGCACGAGAGGCTTTCTTTGATGCGCTTGGGCGTAGCCTGTAACAGCTCCAAAGACTCCACAAGGCACACAGGCCTTCCCTTGGCATCGGTCAACTCAAGGTCAAACCCTTCCAGCCTAACGACGTGGCCGGTTTTGTGGTTGATCCACGCTCCACTGTGATCTACCGGGTTCATATCGCCTGTATAGATGTAATCGCCGATACGCTTTGTAATTTCACGCCAGTCCGCCATGATGTGACCTTTCAATGAGGATACTTCTTGTATTTGTTGGCATACATATCTTCGCGGATGTTGCAGCAGGCCATCCAAAGAATACGCTTGCGGTTAGCGTCATCGTCCGCCAGCTCATCGTCATCCCATGCGCCGTATCCATCAAGCTCCGCACGGATAGCGTCGTCTGGGATAGCGTCAAGCTGGCGTGCGATGTAGTCCACGTCTAGCAGGGCCAAAACGTCAGCTTCACAGTCTCCAGAATGGGAGGCTGAAAGCGCATCCTCAGGAGAGAGGTTGATCGTAAAGCTATTGAAGTATGCATACATTATTGAGTCTCCTCTGGTGTTTTGCTCGTGTTGTGTGATCTCTGCGGGCCGGAGCTGGCAGAGATCAGGCCTCACGATCAGATGACGTAAAGGTGGTCGTATCCCATGGCTGCAGCGATAGCACAGAGTGCATCCCTGATCGCATTGTCTCCACACCCGCCAATGGATGCGACACGGTCCGCCGCTTCATAGCTGCCAGCCTCAGCGGGCCGATTGTAGGGCGAACCCATCAGCTTGATGCCCGTAGAATCGATGGCTTCCTGGATCGCGGCACTCGCTTTATGGTATCCATAACCACCTGCGGTCCCGTGACCGGCTGCAATGATGCCCGTGTCGTGGCGGTTAACCCAGATGCCAGCATATACGACACTGGCATTCCTGGATCGACCCATCCAACATCGCGCGTTGACGACTTCGGACACGATAGGCGAGCCATCCTCACCCGTGGTCACCGCCAGCACGGTGTAAGCCTCTACCAGCTCCTTTTCGCCACTGTAGTTCCTTCCGTCCATCTTCGGCACGTCGGGAATGATCGCTTTGAGATACTGTGGGATGGTGGCTCTGTTGCGGTCTGCGTAGGACATTTGATGTATCTCCTTGTGATGTGTGTGGTTTACTTGTCGAAAATGGCGAAGTGACAAAGCGCATTGTGCTCACGGCGCTTCTGACTCGACATCTTGGCCATGGCCGCCTCGCGTGCCAGCTGTTCGAGCATGGCCCTGATGGCAATGGATTCGGCGTATGTGCTCATGGTGTTTCCTCCCTGGTATCAAGTTAGGCTTTGTTGTTTCACGCGCAAGGGAAAATTTTTAATGCCGGTAATCAAATCCGCAAGGGTTGGAGCCCACGGTTACCAGCGTGTATTCGTGGCTCTGCACATGCCAGTAGGCCCTGTGACTCTCCCAACGAGGGTCAGTTTTGCGCTCATCCACTGCCGCAGCTGCACATGCCGCCGCGTCGCGCAAGTCAGCGTTAAGTGTGCTGTTGTAAGTCATGATGTTTCCTCCTGCGTATATGGAAGCGATGACCGTGCCAAACTTCAAAGATCATAGGAAAGCTAGTGGTGACGCGGTTTTACGTGTTTTGTGCTGTGTTCTGTGTGCTGTGTGCTATGGCCTGATGTGACGTTCTAGGCCGTCACTTGTGACGTTCTGTGTCACTCCATCTCCTCAAGGATGGTGCGCAGATGGGGATACTGCGGATGATTTGAAATCTTGGATAGGATGACGCACGCTTCCGCATGGGTGCATGGAGTTGCCGTCATGTTGATACGCTCGCCTGTCCGGTCATTCACCCGCACAACGCAATACATGCGTCCCACCTCGCTTGTATGCACACGTTGATACTCCAAAGCTGACATCAAACGAGTGTGGTATTCGTCCTCAGTCTTGGATGAACCCCAAAGCATTTTCCTAAGGGTGTCCATCTTTGCCCAACCTTTGCACGGTTCCATGGTCCATCCTCCTATGTATGCTACTTCCTGCCGCTGTATTCCTTGGTATCCAGATTGCGATGATCCAGTGTGGTCAATGGGGCAATCCTACGCTGCAGCTCTGTTCCGCCTGCCAGCTTGGCCAGCTTGGTTAGGTGCCTGACTGCATCCATGGGGCTGATGTATTCACCGACGTATTCACACATTATTCACCCCTTCCATTCACTCATGAGCCAAGTCGTGTAAACCTCGCCTAGGTAGTTTTTGATATCGAACCGATCTCTCCCGTAAACATCGACCGTAATACCAAAGCACAGATCTGGTTTGACCTTCACTGTGTAGTCATTCCATCCGCAGTAATACCCATCCGGGCTCATGTGGTGGAAAGACAGACTGAAGATGAGACACCCTCGCTTTCCGAGTGAATCCATATCGATGGAGGTGCCGCAGTCGATGCCAGAGCCGCTAGGCGCGTCGCTCATGAGCCTATGCAGCTCTGCATCCCATTTCACCATCCATTCGACATTACCTGACTTCTCGCAGTTAGCATATGCCGTCAGGATGCAGGCGATACGCTCGTATACCTTTGTCATTTCATCCCCCTTAGAAAGAGATCAGAACGAAAATCAAGAGACCGATGGAAGGTGCGGAAAGTGCGAGAGCGCAAACGGCGAAACGCATGGGAGATCCTTTCGAGTGATGCCCTACGGGGCATACCTCTTTAGAAGCAGGCATCATGCCAAAACATCAAAGAGATGGAATCGCCTTGTTTTTCAACGATCCAGAAATATGCGCAGTATGCACATAGCATGTGGAGCGTAGAATCCACTGACGTGTAGCGGCACAAGTGACGGCCTACTGCGTCACATGGACCCTCCCTAGATCCCATAGGCACCTAGCGTCATCTGCGATGCTCCATATCCAAGGATGTGAGCTGCAGCCCATCCCAGGTCCAGGAGTGCCGTTTCCTGGCCCGTGGGAGACCTGTAGAGCCGTTTAAGCGTCTCCTAGGCCTTGAGACTGCCTCTATGGGCGTGTCGGTGCCTGAGGCACTACACTCAATATGCCGAAATGACGTAAATGCGCTTTGGTGTATTTTGGCCACTTTCCCTTATTCTGCGCGGATTTGCACGAATGACTTCGGCAGAATGCCGAACTTTTCGTCATTTTGACCAATTTCGGCTCACTTGTATTCGACAAAACTTATTTTTTTTTACCATTTTCGGGGTTGGCGATGTTCAAAATGCTACGTTCTGAGGCCTTTTCGCTTTGGTGTTTGACACGTGGGGGCTGCGTTTGCGGGGAGTTTTTGTTGGGAGGTGGCTTGGTGCTTGGTTCTACGTGCTGCGTGCTTGTGGCAGTGCGGTTACAGGGAATGCAAATTCAAAATAGCCTTATGCCATATGGTGATTTTTTTCTAAGCAAGAAATGCGGCTTAAAAATCTGAGTGTAAGTGACTAAAGCGTTTTTTTCACATTTTTAGTTAGAATGGCTCTGCCACTGCGTTTGAGTAGCCTCACTAGGAACTTTTCTAATTATCTTTATTTTCATACTATTTTGAGAAGCCCTTATTTTCCGGGTAAAATTAGTATTAGCTATTTTCACGTGTCAAACCATAATAGGTTTTATATTACTCAAGATTGTATAGATACTCATTTATATTATGAACCTATATAGTATATATACTAACTGATGATTTCATTAGATATATCTCTACATTCTTTGATCAAATTATTATCTTTGTATACCTTTGATCTTTCGGCGGCCTTGAGTTGGTCACCCTCCATTATTGCAACACTTACACATTCCAAAATATGGGTTTATGAATATGTGCATAACTTGCATATTCTGTGATGTTTCGTCTGTAGAGTGCTGTATATAGGGTGTTTAGGTCACCTCATCTGTGTGTATACAGCTTTGAGGATTGCCCAAAAACTCAGGCATTTTATGCAGTGTGGTGCATGGTATTTACAACATCTACTTCTGATAATCCATATTATGTAACCTTGGATCTAAATCGTAAGTGTTGCACGCGTCCATACATACGTTGAGATGCAGTCTCACTATAACTGTTGCGGAATACGTGTGTGCAAAAAACATGCAATAACGTGCAATAACGTGCAAATTCGTGCAAACGGTTGAATGATTCATAACGCGGTTTTTGCTGCAGATTGTGCCGGGCTCATGCTCACCTACTCGCAGCACGCAGAACACAGAACATCACACAACACGCTTTGATGTTTCGTTTCTCGCAAGAAAACCCCGAAACGACTATACTTGTTGACCAGGAGGCTACGCACATATGGCCAAGGAAAAGTTCTCAATGGACCTCGAAGACGACGATCCCGTCGCGCGGCGGCAGGTGAAGCGGGCCATGGAACGCAGCACGAAGAAATCCGTCTCCAAGAGCACGAAGCACGCAGAGGCAGAGCGCGTGATCGCCACGGCACAGGTCTCCAAGCAGTCCAAGCAGCAGCGTATTCCTCTCGCAGAGCGCGGATTCAAGACACGCGACCCCATCACGAATGAGCTTGTGCCACTGAAGAGCACTACAGGTTTCGTAGCAGAGAAGTCCAAGCAGCAGGACTACCCGGAAAAGGTGGCTGTGAGCCATGAGGAGGCGTTCTGGCTGCGCTTCTTCCCGCTTGTCACGCTCTACGGCGGCAACGTGACGAAGGCGTGCAAGGAAATGCACATCGGGATCACGGAGGTGAACCAGCGGAAGCGTCAGGACCCCGTTTTCCGACGGCAACTGGAGGAGGCCAGGGCCGAAGGCATCGACATGCTTGAGGATGAGGTTGTTAGGCGAGCCGTGGATGGTATAGAGAAGCCGGTGGGCTTCTACAAGGGCACCTCCACCGAGACGGAGACCGTCTACAGCGATTCGCTGCTGATGTTCATGCTCAAGGCGTCGAAGCCTGAGAAATACGCCGAGCGCACGCGGAACGAGAACCTGAACCTGAACGCCGATCTGGACAAGGAGCAGCTTGAGCACGCGAGGAAGGTGATGATGCTCAAATTGGCCGGGGCCGATGATGAGGATTCCGCCCCAGTCATCGAAGCGGAGGTGGAGAAGGACCTTGGCGAGAAGGACACCCCCACTCTGGCTGCGCCGGGTGAGATCAAGTCGGTCACGCAGTGGGATGTGGAGGACTGATGAGCGGGGAGACGATACTCAACGCGGATGAGTTCCTGGCACTGCCACAGGCTGAGCGCACGCGACGGCTCGGGCTCCTACCACTGGAGGACTTCGAGCGTTTGATGTTTGACTGGGACTTCTGGGCGAGGAAGAATCAGCGGCTGCCGGGGAACGTCAACACACGCACGCCGGACGGGACGTGGCAGGTCTGGTTCATCGACGCTGGCCGAGGATTCGGCAAGACACGAGTGGGCGGTGAGACCGTCAGGCAGTGGATCAAGCAGGGGTTCCGATACGTCAACCTTGCCGGTGCCACGGCGTCGGATGCGCGAGACATCATGATCGAGGGAGAGTCCGGGATTCTGGCCATCTGCCCGAAGGATGAGAGGCCGGTGTATCGCAAGGCTGAGGCGAAACTGATCTGGCCGAACGGTGCCGTATCACTTATTTTTACAGCCGACGAGCCTGACCGAGCGCGTGGGAAGCAAAGTTCAAAGCTCTGGGCAGACGAATTGGCGGCATGGCGCTACAGGGACGCTTGGGATCAGTTGATGTTCGGACTTCGACTGGGGGAGAACCCTCAGGCCATCGTCACGACAACACCAAAGCCGACTGACCTTGTCAAAGAACTGCTGAAGGACCCCACCACCTTCGTCACGCACGGCTCCACCTACGACAACAAGAGGAACCTAGCCAAGCAGTTCTTCCAGAGGATCATCAAGAAATACGAGGGCACGCGCCTGGGCCGACAGGAGCTGAATGCGGAGCTGCTGGAAGACAACCCCAACGCCGTGTTCCACCAGGACCTGATCGACCGGGATAGGTTGCCCTCCATGATGCTGCCGAAGGACTTGGCACGTATCGTCGTGGGAGTGGATCCCGCCGTGTCGTCGAATGAGAAGAGCGATGAGACGGGGATCATCACAGTAGCATCCGACTGCCAGAACCCGCCGCACTTCTACGTCATGTCCGACAACTCTGCCGCCTCCGCCACGCCGAACGAGTGGGCCATGGCCGCTGTGAACGCCTACAAGGCGCGGTCGTGCGACGCCATCATCGGCGAGATCAACAACGGCGGGGAGATGGTGGGATACACGGTCTCCACGGTCGATCCAAACGTCAAATTCAAGGCCGTGAGAGCCACGCGGGGCAAGGTTGTGAGAGCCGAGCCCATCGGTGCGCTGTATGAGCAGGGGAGGGTGCACCACGTCGGCTACTTCGCCATGCTGGAGACCCAGATGACCGGCTTCGATCCCGCCACCGAGACCGAGGAGCATAATGATAGAATGGACGCCTTGGTGTGGGCGCTCACCGAGTTGTCAGACCCTGATAACACCTACCAAGCGCCCTTGACGGTCTCGATCAGAAGGAGGGGGATGTGAGCATCAGGGCGCTTGAGCAGCTGGTGGCCGACAGACTCGACGGATTCCTGCTGCGTAAGGATGCGATGAGGGCTCAGGGCGCTGATCAGGCTGAGAAGCACTGGAACGAGATCATGTATTACGAGACCAACGGCCTGTGCCTCGCGCTCACAGCCGTGTATGCGGAGCAGGGCGTTACGGACCCTGATCACTTCCCCAGAGTCAACTTCCTCTCCGAGGAGTGGAGAGCCCAACACAGGAGCAAGATATGACCCTCGAAGACTACATCAAGCTGGAGTTCGCGGAAGGAAAGACTGATCACACCATCCGTGCTCAGGTCAACCAGAATGGAGGTGTGGTGTTTTACATTCACCCGGCAAGTAAACCAGGAAGGACCGTGGACTTTGTTGTTCGCGGGAATGAACTCATTCCGCTCTAAGGAGAGATCGTGAACATCAAAGGAATCATGCAGCGCGTCGGGACCGTGTTTGTCAGGGAGCACGGAGAGCCGATGGCGAAGAACGACACAGAGTCAGGCCCCGCAACCTCCATGAGAGGTCTGATGACCGTGCAGGCTGTGACGACCCTGATCAGTGCTTTGACCAAAGTGCCTGAGGTCGATGAGATCCTGCTGAAGGCAGGTATCACCAGGGCCTCGCTGAAGCGCCTGGAGACGGACGATGAGATCTTCTCCGCACTCCGCACGCGGCGCGAAGCACTGCTGGCCACTCCATGGCGCATCGAGAACGCCAGTGACGCCGACAGGGAGTTTCTCACGGAGGTGCTGACACCGCACATCGACGGGATCATCACAGGTGCTTGGCAGGCCATGCCATACGGATACTCAGTGCTGGAGCGGGTTTATGAGCAGCGCGAGGACAAGCGCTACGGATTCCAGTCGGTGCTGCTGAAGCCCATGGAGTGGTTCGATCCGCAGCGTGATGGGACTTTGAAGTATTTCAAGGACAGCGGCGCTGACGCCAGTGGCGAGATCGTCGATCTGAAATACAAGTTCCTGCTCACGCAGCATGAGGCCAGCTACACGAACCCGAAGGGTGAGGCTTTGATGTCTCGCCTTTACTGGCCTTGGCTGTTCCGCTACAACGGCTGGCAGTTCTGGGCTCAGTTCCTGGAGCGATACGGCCAGCCCATGATGGTAGGCAAGGGTGCCGACACCACGAAGATGGCTGCCGCGCTGGCCAAGGCTGTGCAGGACGGCTGCATCGCCGTGGGTAAGGAAGATGAGGTGGAGGAGCTGGAGCCTTCGTCCAACGGTGAGGCTTTCCAGATCGCCGACGCAGTGGTGGTGAAGCGTATCCAGAAGCTCATCCTTGGCCAGACTTTGACCTCTGACTCTGGATCCACTGATGGCAAGGGCTCCGGGTCGTTCGCGCTTGGGAAGGTTCACGCGCGTGTGGCCGAGACACTGCGCAACGCCGACATCAGGCTTGTGCTGGGGACTCTCCAGAATACGGTGTCCGCACTGTGCGCCATCAACGGCCTCGATAAGAACATCAAATTCGTCTTCGCCGATGAGGATGACCTTGGTGCTGCCAGGGCCGACCGCGATGACAAGCTCGTGAAGCAGGGTGTGAGGTTCAAGAAGAGCTACTACAAGGACACCTACAAGCTCGAAGAGGCTGACTTTGAGGTTGTCGACCCAACGCCTGCCCCCGCCCCGCAGGACCCGGACACGAAGAAGAGCGGCCTGAAGAAGGAGGAGAAGGAGCGCGAGAAGGAGAACAAGGCTCTCAAGGTGTCGATGTTCGCCAATGACGGTTCGGAGGACATGCAGACGCTGATCGACAAAGAGGTGATGTCGATCCTGGATGAGTTGGAGTCCCCCATCAAGGCGTCAGACATCAAAGCCGTTGTGGAGGCCTCCACGAACCAGAACGAACTTGAGATCAACATGGGCAAGCTGCTGGAGCGCAACAACTCCAAGCGCTTCCAAACCTACATGTCCGCTGGCATGTTCTACGCAGACGTGGTGGGCTACGTCGAAGCGGAAGAGGCAAACAACAAAGGAGAAGAGTGATGATGAGCGTCGTTAAGACCACAGCACTTGGTATTTTGTTCCTTCTCGCCGTCGTGGCCATGTGCTTCGGTGGCCGCAAGCTGAAGGAGGGCCAGGAGGAGGGAGGGACCGGAGGGTTTGGCACCGCCATTGTGGGCGTTGGCGGGATGCTGCTGTCGCTGCTGTGTATTTTCATCTTCGCCTTCGTGGCGGTCAGGTGCTGAGATGACCTTCATCTTCAAAGAGGCCCTGGCCTGGGCGAAGTCACGCGGCGTGGTCCTCCCAGAGGAGTTCGAGAAGCTCCCGGATGAGCTGAAGCAGTCTGCCTTCACCATCGCAGAGGTCACATCCAGGGATCAGCTCCAGATGGTTCTGGACTCCCTGATTGCGGTTCTGCAGGAGGGTTTGAGCTACGAGGAGTGGAAGAAGCGCGTCACCAGTGGCTCTTTGAAGTTAGAGCTGCCTGAGTGGCGTTTAAACACAATTTTGCAGACAAATATGCAAATACACTATAATAGGGGTCATTGGCTGAAGCAGCAACGCACAAAGCGGCTCTTCCCTTACCTCTATTTCAGTGCCGTGCGGGATAACCGCACACGACCCAATCACGCAGCACTTCATGGGATCATCCGACACATTGACGATCCATTCTGGGAGACGCACTATCCACCACTCGGGTTCAATTGCAGGTGCATGGCTATCGCAATGGACGAAAGGATGGTCGAGGAACGTGGCGGTATTACCCCAGAACCTTCCGATGGTTGGCCAGGAGCTGACGAAGGCTGGAGCCACAACTACGCCGCAGATCCCAATGCGGCCATTCGAGAGTCGATTGAGCGTCCTGGAACTTCTCCGCATTTGCAGAGAGCTTTGAGAATCAAGCTTCAGTCATAGGTGCCGTGATGAACATCTACGCTTTTAAGAACACAGCCGGTGATCAGCCGAAGGCCTCCGACTACCTGTTCAAGCTCAAGCAGCCCATGATCAAGGTAGATGACGACGATGACGGTAAGGGCGGCAAGGGAGAGAAGAAGCGGCGTTTCGAGGGTGTCGGCTACACAGGTGACCCCATCAACCAGCACCCCTACTGGGGGACTGTGGTCTTTGACCTTTCCAAGATGAAGGTCCCGAAGAAGATGCCGATCCTTCTCAACCACTACACCGACCGCATCGTTGGGTTCTCGGATCGCTACGAGATCAGCGACAAGGGCCTGGAACTCGAAGGACATCTCACGAGGAGCACCAGCTTCGGCCAGGAAGTGATCGCTCTGAGTGATGAGGGTTTCCCGTGGCAGATGAGTGTGAGGATTCACCCCTCCACCATCGAGGAAATCAAAGCAGGTGCGAGTGCCACAGTCAACGGCAGGACCATCAACGGCCCCGCCTACATCTTCCGCGACTCCAAGATCGTGGAAACATCATTCACCCCGACCGGCTGGGACGACGGCACGTCCGCAACAGCCCTGAGCCGCGTCAATTCCGATGAGGAGGACACGCAGATGTCCAAGGAACTGGAAGACAAGGTCAAGGCGCTGGAAACCCAGCTTGCCGATCTGGCCGCGTCTAATACCGCGCTTGTCGCAGAGAAGGAAGAGCTGCAGAAGCAGATCGACGCCTTCTCCAAGCAGGCGCTCGAAGTCAAGAAGACCGAGATCAAGGACGCCTTCTCCAAGGCTGGGCAGGAACTCAGTGATGAGAACCTGGAGAAGTTCTCCAACATGCCCTCCGATGTCCTGCAGCTCATGTTCGCCGCCATGGCCAAGCCTGCTGAGAAGAAGGAAGAGCCCAAGCCCGAGCTCCAGATGCTCCCCGACGGCCTCTTCGCTCATCAGGCCAAGGAAGGCAAGACTGAGGACACGAGCGCGGCTGAAGGTAAGGGCCTGCTCAGCCTCTGCGCCAACGCCAACGAGCAATTCTCCAAGTCCTACAAGTAGGAGCCGCGTATGCAGCCCTTCACTTCAGCTCCCGACACTTTGGTCATCCACTGCACGGCGTCCCCCAACGGGAAGCACAAGAGCGTGGAGCAGATTCGCTACGAGCACATGCACCGCGAACCTGTCCCGTTCTCTGATATCGGCTACCACTGGGTGATCGATGTGGATGGGAAGATCTACAAGGGCCGGGATACGAAGCTCACAGGGGCTCATGTCCCAGGCCACAATCGTCACACGTTGTCGGTCTCCCTTGTGGGCACCGACAAGTTCACAAAGGAGCAGTGGCAGTCTCTGGCTGCGCACGTCCTTGAAGTGCAGCACTGCTTCCCCAGCGTCAAGAGCCTCTGTGGTCATCGTGACTACAGCCCTGACCTTAACAAGGACGGGAAGATCACACCCAACGAGTGGATCAAGATGTGCCCCTCGTTTGACGTTCGCAGATGGCTCGCCGCAGGGATGCAGCCTCTCCCCGCCAACATCTTTTCTTAGGAGCATGAACCATGCCCGTTTACAACGAAGGTCGTTACAAGCACGACTTCCTCAAGTATGAAGTTGACCCCAAGTGGTCCCGCGAGATGGTCAACATCGGCGGCACCGCCAACATCGCCAAGGGCACTGTCCTCGGCATCAAGAGTGCTGACAGCAAGTTCTGGCCCTCCGTGCAGGGCGCTGCTGACGGCACGCAGAACGCCGTCGCCGTCCTCATGGAAGACTACGTCTACGACGCCACTGCCGCCAAGCAGTTCGGTGTCGCGGTCGTTCGCGGTGCCATCTTCCTCAAGAAGGGTCTCGTGTGGGACGTGTCCTACACCACCGATCCTCAGAAGGCCACAGCGATGGCCGCCCTGCGTCTGCTGGGCCTCCCCTGCGTCGATTCCGGTCCTGTGAGCTAAGCTCCAGCGTCCTCCTTTAAAACCTCACGAGACCTTTCTACGGAGAAGTGAACCATGCCCATGGTTGATCCTTTCGTCACCGGTGGCTACAGCCTGACCACGCTCACGGCTGCCATCAACAAACTCCCCAACAAATACGGCATCCTCGAACAGATGAACCTGATGCCGACGAAGTCCATCTCCACGCGGTCTTTCGAAGTGGAAGAGCGGAACGGTGTTCTCCACCTGCTGCCCACGCGACCCTGGGGTTCTCCTGGCTACCAGAACACTTCTGGTAAGCGCAAGACGCGCAGCTTCGCCGTTCCTCACATGCCCGTTGAGGACTACCTCCTCGCCAGTGATGTGCAGGGTATCCGGCAGTTTGGCACCGAGAACACCGCCACTCCCTTCGATGTGAAGCTCTCCGAGAAGCTCCAGGATATGCGCGACAAGGTGGACATCACCCTCGAATGGCGGCGCTGGGGCGCTCTCAAGGGCCAGATCCTGGACGGTGACGGCACCTCTGTGATCTACGACCTCTTCACCGAGTTCGGCATTACCAAGAAGACCATCGACTTCCTGCTTGGCACCGCTACCACTGACGTCCGCGCGAAGTGCATGGAAGTGAAGCGCTGGATCGAGGACAACCTCTTCGGCGAGCGTTTCACGCGCATCCACGTCTTCGTCAGCCAGGAGTTCTTCGACAAGCTCACCTCCCACGCCAACGTGGTGAAGGTCTACCAGAACTGGGCTGCGGCCCAGGAGAAGCTGGGCGGAGATGTGCGTTCCGGCTTCGAGTTCGGTGGCCTGCTCTTCGAGGAGTATCGCGGTCAGGTCTCCTCCATCGACTCCGCCTACACCACGCGCCGCTTCATTGCCGCCAACGCGGGCATCGCGTTCCCGCTCGGCACCTCCAGCATGTTCGCCACCTACGCGGCCCCCGCCGACTTCGTGGAGACTGTGAACACCCTTGGCCAGCAGTATTACGCCAAGATGGAGCCCATGAAGTATAACCGCGGCTTCGACCTCCACGCTCAGAGCAACGTGCTGCCCTTCAACATGAGGCCCGACCTCGGCGTGGAAATTATCACCAGCAACTAAGACGCACTGACGCGGGAGCGACATCATGGCCTACATCAGCAAAGATTTGATGATCAAACTCTTCGGCGAGAAGGAGCTTATCGAGCTTACGGATAGGACCTCCAGCGGAGTGATCAGCGATGAGGTGCTGGCGCAGGCCATGGCTACCGCAGAAGCCGAAGCAGATTCGTATGTGGGAGTCCTCTACCAGCTCCCGCTGCCTTCAACACCGCCCTCGCTCCAATCGTTCGTGGCCGATATCGCGCGATATCACCTCTATGACGCACAGCCGTCTGAACTGGTTATCACCAGATATGAACACGCCGTTAAGTGGTTCACGAACGTAGCGAAGGGTGTGGTGAGTCTGGGCCTGAAGATCACAGACGTGCAGCCTACGGGCGGCGCGGTTGCGGTCGTGGCCCGAGATCAGGTGTTCACGGACACGCTCTTCTCCAAGATGGTAGGCCCATGGCATCAATAGTCGATGTGACCGTAAAGAACGACGACAAGTGCGTTCAGAGCTTGCAGATCCTTGTGGATCGTATGGAGCATCTGGAAGAGCTTTACGAGTCCATCGGCGCTGTGATGAAACTTGAGACGCAACTTCTCTTTGACAGTGGGCGCGACGTAGACGGTAGCAGCTTCATACCTTCTATCCGCGCCCAGACGCAAGGCGGTAAAACGTTGGTGGATAAAGGCAATCTCAGATCATCCATTGACTACCTTGCGAGCAGTACCGGGGTTGAGTGGGGTGCTTCGAGCGGACTCACCGATGTCTACGCGACCACCCACAACTTCGGAAGACGTATAACGCCAAAGAAGGCTACCATGCTTCGCTTCAAGGTGGCTGACAAGTGGATCTTCAGAACCTCTGTGACGATTCCACGTCGGCAGTTCGTCGGATTCAATAGCAGGTTGCAGAACAGAGTCACAGAGACAATTGTCAAATACCTTGAGAAGGATCTCTGATGCAAAACTACTTCGCCGCAGAGGAACAAATTGTTCAAAGGTTGCGCGAGCAGGTCCCTGAGCTTGAGGCAATCTACACAGCAACGGACCTGAACGACGTTCCTGAGATGCAGCAAAAGTTCCCGTGCGCTCACGTCCTCTACCACGAGGATCGTGTGCTGTCAGGCGAAGGTGGTAGGAGTTCGACCAAGGAAGTTCAGCTCGTGGATCAGGCTTGGTATGTGGTCGTTGCCGTGAGGAACGTAAAAGACCAGATCACAGGCAGGTCTGCGAGGAACGAAGCTGGACCTATCATCATGAAGGTTCTCAAAGCGCTGCAAGGGTGGCAGCCCACAATTGAGCATGGTCCCATGGCGCGTGTCAACGGTGCACGGGCCGGATATAAAGCTGGATACCTCTACACGCCGTTTCTCTTCACCACACGCATCACAGTCTAAGGAGCAACACCATGTATTTTCGTGGACAGGGCAAGGCCTACCTGGGCCTGCGCGACTCCAACGGCAACCCCCTTGCCCTTCGGTGGGTGGGCAACTGCCCAGAACTCAAGATCGGCATGTCGATCGACTACATCGAGCACCAGGAGTCCTACACTGGACAGGCTCAGACCGACCTGAAGATCGTCAAATCCAAGTCCACCAGTCTGAACTTCACACTGGAGGACTTCAACAAGGCCAACCTCGCGCTCGCGCTCAGCGGCACCGCGAACGATGTTGCAGCCAGCACCGCCATCACCGGAGAGGTGCTGAACGGCTCCACTACGCCCGCTGTGGGCCACGTCTACACCGCCGCCAAGCGGAATGGAACGACCGTCGCGGTCAAGGACTCCACCGGCACGCCGAAGACGCTCACCAAGGACACCAACTACAGCATCGAGCCCTACTCGATGACCATCGAGTTGCTGAATATCAGCACAGGTGGCCCGTTCGTTGGCCCACTTAAGGTGGACTACACTCCCGGCGCGATGAACGAGATCGCCATGTTCAACGCCGCCTCGACAGAATACTTCCTGCGCTTCGTGGGCATGAACATGGCCGACAGCGGGAAGATCGTCACAGTGGACCTCTTCAAGGTCCAGCTCTCCCCCACCACCGAGCTGAACATGGTCGCCGAAGACCTCGCCACCCTCCCCATGGAAGGCGCGGCCCTCATCGACCTGCTCCGCCCCAGCTCCGCCACTCTGGGTCAGTTTGGCGCGATCTACCAGCAGCAGTAAACTGTAAGAACGGTCTAGGCGGGGCACCGTAAAGTCCCCGCCATATTTCCACTAGGAGAAGAGCATGAACGACATCCAGAACCTCCTCAGCCTCGGGACAACGATCACCCTTAGCAACGGTCGTGAGCAGAAGGTGGTTCCTTTGAAGTTTCGGCAGTTCGGCGAGGTGAGTGCCATCCTGAAGAAGATCAACGTGAACGTCATGGATGAAGACGTGGACATCATGTCGCTGGTGGCGGGCCACCACGTTGAGGTGGCTGACATTCTCGTGATCGCGCTTGGATGGGCCAGGGAAGAGGTAGAGGGCCTTTACATGGATGACCTTGCCAAGATCATCCTCACAGTGATCGAGGTGAACGGAAATTTTTTCGCCCAGCGAATGCTTCCTGCTCTGGAGGAGCTGAAGCAGATGAAGTCCCATGGGCAGAGCTGATTCAGATACTGATCAGTGACGGGCACACTTGGGAAGCAATCCTTGACTACAGCTACACACAGATCATCACATTCACTGAGGCTGTGGCGAAACGCAAGTTGATAGACAGGGCACTTCGCTACGAAGATATGGTGATTGCGAACGGCGCAGACGCAAACTCCAAGAAGAAACACTGGAAGGAGATGTCAAAACAAATCGCAAAATGAGGTCAACGTGTCCGACAACTTTAGTGTTTCGGTAGAACTCAAAGGTAAGTCCACAGGCGTTGACCAGATCCAAGCCGTGAGGACTGCCATCATCGGTATCGGCACGGCTGCCAAAGAGACCACGAAGCTGGCGACGGAATCTGCCCGTGAACTCGCCCGTGCGTGGTCTCAGAGCGTCAAGGGAGATGTCGCAACCAACATGCGGCAGGGTCTCGGTGATGCACAGGCGCAGGTCGATACACTCACGCAGAGGCTCAGGGCTCTATACACGCTCAAGATGTCGGGCAACCCGGTGGCGAACCTGGGCGACGCCATCAAGGTGGTTGAGTCCGACCTTGAGAATGCACAGAACGAGCTGAAGAAGTTCAACGCACTGACGCAGATAACCGAGGAGCGTGCCAGGGGCATGTCCACGGCTATGGCCGCATCCTTCAAGGGTAACCTCACACAGGCGCTCAACACGGGGATGGGGCAGGCGCGAGCGCAGATTGACAGCATCACGGCCAAGCTCAAGAACCTCTACGCCCTCAGGGCGACGGGCAACCCCATGGCTGGGTTGCATGAGGCCATCCAGGCTGTTGAGCAGGATCTGCGTGAGGCGCAGTTCCAGATGAATCAGCTCCACAACACCACACTTGGGGCGGCCAACCTGTCCGAGCAGATGGGTGTCGGATCGTTCGTGAAGGGCCTGCTGTCGGCGCAGATCATCACCCTCGCCATCCGTGAGTCATGGCTCGCCATCAAGAGCACCATCTCCGCCATCGTCGGCGAAGGTCTCAAGATGAATGAGGAGCTTGAATCCTACACCCTGGGCATCGCTGCCAACCTCACAGCGCTGTATGAGATGGTGGACGCCAACGGTCAGCGACTTGAGGGCGAGGCAAAATACACGGCAGCTCTTGAGATGTCGAAGAAGCAGATGTACGAGCTGCGCAAGGCTGGACTCGCCACGGCTGCAACATCACAGCAGCTTGGCAAATCCTTCCAGTCTGCTCTTGCCGTCGCTGGCAGCGCTGGTATCAAGGATCTCGACAAGATCCGTGAGTTGACAATTGGTGTCGCTAACGCCGCCACCGCCCTGGTGATTCCGCAGGAAGAGGCCGTCGTCGCCCTTCGTGCCATCATCTCTGGCCGTGAGGTGGAGCAGAGCACGCTTGCACGCACGCTCGTGACCTCCGGTGAGAATGTCAGGAACATGCAGAAGCAGGCGGACTTCGTCGATCAGCTCATTGTGAAGCTGAAGCCCTACACCGACGCGGCCAACAGGAACGCCACAGCGTGGAAGGTCGTGAAGTCGAACGTGGAGGAGACCTTCCAGGTATTCTCCGGTGAACTTACCGCTGGACTCTTTGACAAGCTGAAGATGCTTGGACTGGAGTTCATGGGCATCCTGGACCCCTCCAACCTCGGCATCGTAGAGAGATTCCAGCCGCTCATTGCGGTTCTGCAAAACATGTTCGCAGCCGTTGGGAATTTCGTCGTTGAGATCGTGCACGGTGCGCTTGCTGCGGCAGAAGCCGTCAGCACCATGATCAAGAACAACGAGACAGCTATCAATGGGTGGTTCGAGGGTGCTGTGAAGGTGTGGGGTATCTTCAAGACTACGCTCGTGAACCTCACAGACATGTTGGTGGTTGTCTACGAGGTGGGCAGCGCACTTGGAGCATGGGAGCAGGCGCTAGCGGGTGTGAAGGCTATCCTGCTTGGCGCAACCGTCGCGGTCGCAGCCCTCTCGGACGGGTTCAGGGCCATTGGAACGATCATCGTTTCGCTGGGCGCTCTCATCGCCAACCAGATGTTGAAGCCCATCGGCGACTTCCTGGCTGAATACAGTGTTCTGATCGGTGCTATCACGCCCGGTGTGCAGGCCAGTGAGCTTGAGAGCGCAGGCAAGCGCATCCAGAAGACCGTATCCAACATCAATAGCTCGGCCCAAGGCATGTGGAAGCAGTTCGAGAACGGCCTTCCAGCCATCAATAGGATGTTGGACGCCTTCGAGAAGAAGTCAGGGAAGCTGAACATCTTCGGTAGCGACAAAGACATCAAGAAGATGGTGGATGACATGCGTGCCGCCATCTCCGGCCTGCTCGGTGGTGATGATAAGACCGACGCCGCCGCAGCCAAGAAGGCTGCTGAGCTTGCTGAGAGGATCGCCAAAGCTAGGCAGGAAGCTGCACTCGCGTTTGAGAAGGCACGCCTGGAGGGTGAGAACAAGCTGCTGGACAACCAATTGAAGATCCAGGAGATCTCCATCACAGACTACTACACCAGGAAGACTCAGCTCGCGCTTGAGTCCATCGGAGAGGAGAGGAAGGCACGTGAGGCCGCGCTGAGTGCTATGGGAACTGGCGCTGACAACGAGCCTGAGCGCGTCAAGATTCAGAATGAGCTGAACATCCTGAAGCTGCAGGAAGGCAGCATCATCGAGGAGAACCGTGTCAAGCAGCGCGAGGCACTGAACGAACTCATCACGCAGATCGGTGATGTAAAGACGCAATTAAATGAGCTGCAGGGGACAACGAGCACCGACGATATCACGGCTAACCTCGCCTCGAAGTTCAGCACACTGCGCGACACGCTCGTGAAGCAGTTTGGCGAAGGCTCTGAGTCTGTGAACTTGCTGGACACCTTCCTGGACGTGAAGGGTGCCCAGGAGAAGTTCAACCTACTGAAGACGCAGTATGACCAGACGCTCACGGAGATGCAGGCGAAGGAGGTAGAGATCCGAAAGCAGCAGGCCGCTGGAACGCTCTCCCCCATCGACGCGCTGAACCAGTTGAACGATGTGAACAAGGAGTATGTCGCAACACTGGACCAACTGTTACCGCGACTGGAGGAGTATGCCAACAAGGTAGGGTCTCCAGAGCTGAAGCTCAAGCTGGAGGACATCAAGACCAAGGTCACCGAGCTGAAGACGGCGCAGAACGACTTCGGCAAGACGATGGGTGACGCTATCAACTCTGGTTGGGTTGAGATGTGGCAATCCTTCGCGGACGGGACCAAGTCTGCAGGTGAGGCGTTCAAGGACTTCGCAAGGAGTGTCCTCTCCACGTTCACGAAGATGATGACCGAGATAATCGCCAAAGCGATGATGGCCAAGATGCTCTCCAGCATGGGCTCGGCAGGTGGTGGCTGGGGTGCTTTGTTCTCGACCGCCTTCAATGCAATGTCCAAAGCTGACGGCGGCTACATCGCTGGGCCTGGGACGGGCACGAGCGATTCCATCCCCGCCCGGCTCTCCAATGGAGAATACGTCATCAAAGCTGCCTCGGTCAGGCGCGTGGGTGTGCCATTCCTTGATGCACTGAATGGCGGTAGAATCAAGAGGGGTGGGAACTTCTTCGCAGAGGGCGGTCTCGCAGTCAGCCCATCTGCAGGATCGTCAGACAGCAGGCTCACGGTCGGACTGGAGGACGGATTGGTGGTTCGCAGCTTGGACACGCCAGCAGGCAGCAAGGCGGTCCTCAGAGTGATTGAAAACAACCCGCAACTTATCAGGAGCCTCCTGCGATGAGCTTTGAGATCAACACGGCCAACAACTACATCGATCTGCTGGATCGGCTCGACACCTTCCTGACCACCAACGGTAAGGCGTTCGACCCTACCTTCACGGGGGTGGGCAACGGCACGATCTCGGCATGGGATGGAACTCCAACATCTGTCGCCGAGACATGGACCATCACGGCTACATCCGCGACAAACTTCACAGTGGCCGGTTCTGTTTCTGGTGCGCTTGCTGACGCCACGGTGGGCACGCCCTACACCAACGCGAGGATCGGGTTCACACTCACCGCTGGAACGACACCGTTCAGCGTGGGTGACGTGTTCAAGATCAACACATGCCCCAAGTGGACCAGGATGACGCGGGCCACCAGCTCCGTCACAGGGCAGCCCTACATCGTGTGGAAGGCTCCGGGCAATGACGGGACGAAGGAGATATACATGGGCGCGTCCTGCGTCCAGGACACGGGCGCTGACTACTACAACATCTTCCTCACATGGTTGACAGGCTATGACGCAGGGGCGACTCACCTGCTAGCACAGCCAGGAGCACTCAATGCCGCTACGTGGATCAACCCATACGTCGGCCTGTGGAACGCCTCTCTGCCTTACTGGTTCTGCGCCAATGGGCAGATGTTCCGCCTCTGCGCGAAGGTGTCGAACGTCTATCAACATGCCTATCTTGGATTTCTACGCACTTATCTGAGCCCCAATGCACACCCATTCCCGATGTTCTGCGGTGGGTCGCACGGATACCTTACCGGCAGGCGCTTCTCTGACACAACTCTGCAGACACACGCTTACTGGCGAGGATACAACACGAACGATCTTGACACTAAGAACAGGCACTCCGGGCTGTTCAGGATGCCCACTGGTAACGTCCTTGGCATGGTTACGATGGGCTCGGTTGTCGCCGATCAGGTTACATACCTTGGGTTCCTGTATCCTTGGATGCCGTTCGGAACAACCAATAATACCTGTATGCTCAATCAGCGTGAGTGCCTTGATGGCTCATATATGCCACGGCCTATCGTCATCATTCATGATCCGACAGGCGACTACTCGACAAATGCAGCGATGCTGGGTGAGTTTGATGGTGTCTATGCAGTTCCAGGTTACGCACAGACGGCTGAGAATACTGTGACCAAAGGTCAGATTACGCATGTGGTCTTTCCGAATGTCTTCAACACAGCGCAGGATCAATACTGCGCCTTTGCACTGAACTAGGAGATTCACATGGCTTACGAAACAGGCACATACTCAAGCACCAGTGACCTCCTGCAGAAACTTGCTGCCTTCTGTGAAGCCAACGGCTGGACCAGGGATCGCAATGCTGCGATGGGTACTGGATGGGCTTGGGTAGGCCATCGTGGTGGTGACTACGTCAGTATCCGTGCTTCAAATAATGAGACTGCTACTGCTAATGGCGGTTTTGCGCGCTCCTGGACAGCGAGCATCGCAGGGTATGCCCTCTGCGTAACTATGGGCACATCATACAATGCTGGCGCATCTGCCTGGAAATGGCTCATCGATGCAGGCGCACCATTCTATGCCGACGACACGGCTGGCGTGTCATACGGCGCGATTGGCTGTGCTATGACTGCATTAGGTTCTGGCGCTGGGCTCAGTTACGACTTCTTCTCCTATGACAACGGTGACCACATCTTCGCAGTGGTTGAGAGGTCTGCCGGTCTATTTAGCTTCATAGGGTGGGGTAGGACTGTCGTTAAGTATGGGGCTTGGACTGGTGGCCGTTACCTCATCGGTTCACGTGGACCCTACTACTGGAATGGCGGTGTTTCGCACTTTCCGAGTTCTGCGGGATTTGGTCTCACATCTCCGCCACCTGCTGCTAGCTTCAATAGCGAGCCTACTGCCTACTTTACATGCGATGCCGACGGGTCTGAGAGATGGTTCACTGTTTGCGGCTACAGCATAAATGGACCGGCTAGCACTCCGCATGGAGCTACAGGGAATGTGGGTGGCAGTGACTGCTATGACGCAGATTACAATGAGAGCGGGCTTAGTGCTTACATACCCACAACAAAGTGGACGTATATGGCGTCTGGGCCATCTGGGTTTGGGCTGCAGCTACTGCTGCCTATCATGCTCTACGTTAAGCGTGGAGCCACAACGACGATGTCGCCCGTGGGTGAGCTGCCGTATCAGTTCCTGACGCGCAGGAACAATGTGGCGAATCGCGGAACGATAACATACGGCGGTTCTACTTATATGTTCTTCCCGAAGTTAGCAGTGAAGAAGGAAGTCTAAAATGGTCAACTTCTCAGGAACTGAGAAGCCCCCGATGAAGGCTGTGTCCATCGGGTTCTCCTGGCCTTACGGCCCTGCTGTGCCCGGTGTGATCACGTGCGGATTTGGCACGGCTGTGAGCAGGGAGCTTGGCCTTACGAGCCCCGCCGCACAGCCCATTGAGGTGGAGCACTGGGGCACCACCGGCCAAACGGCGGAGCGTATGCCCAGCCCGTTCAACGAGCTGCGGGAGAAGATCATCATCCTGCCGCAGGCCATCGACGCGGGGCTCGTGTTGGCTGCGAAACAATACACTGCGGTGGTGTGGTCTACCTCCAGATACTGGCAGAGGCTCCTGTCTTGGGGCACTACTAACCTTGATGGCGTCGTTGTCACTAACGCCGATGGCCAGCCCTGCGGCTACGGTCCAAACAAGAGCCGAGACTACAACATCACCATCAACGCCAACGGTCAGGCATCCGTGGTGGGCTCCATCAACTGGGTCTTCCAGGGAATCGCCACACCTGCTGTCAGTGTCACGGGCACGCGCCTCATCGCGTGGGTATTCCGCCCCAACTGGAAATACACGCAGCCGGTTGAAACTCTCGAATGGTCCACAGACATCATCCCAGCCTTTGACCAAACGGAGCAGAGGATCAGGCTTCGTCAGAATCCGCGACGGTCCATCAGCTACAATATCCTGTTCGATGGTGGGCAGAAGATTGGCTTGCTTGGTAACCAGCTCTATGGGTGGCAGCAGCGCGTGTTCGCCGTCCCGGTATGGACTGACTGGCAGTTTGTCAAAGCAGCCGTAGCGCTGGGTGCAACCTCCATCTCCGTTGACACACCCTACTACGACATCAACGCTGGGCAGCTAGCCGTTCTGTGGCAGGATGAAACTCACAGCGAGGTTGTGGAGATCCAGTCAGTGTCTGCTGCTAGCGTGGCTTTGACGAAGCCCACCAACTCGGCTTGGCCCAGCGGGACGCGCTTCATTCCGTGCCGACTTGGCAGGCTCAGCACCAAGATCGAAACCACACGGCACCTCAACCGTGTGCTGTCCGGAACCATCACATTCTCCTTTGAGCCGAAGACTGGCTGGGGGACCAACCGCATTGGCACCAGCCCATACACCGCCACGCACGACGGCCTCCCCATTCTGTATGCAGAGCCTGAGCCAGAGACAGCCATGCCGTGGGAACGTGTCATGGAGACCGTGGACTTCGGGAGAGGTGGCTGGACGGTCTACGCGAAGTCCGACATGGCCACACAGAGCACCTCTGTGAGGTTCCTGCTGAAGGGGCGCAAAGCCATTTCTGACTTCCTGGCGTGGTTGGACTACTGCAAGGGCAGGCTGGTTCCGTTCTGGATGCCATCCTACACGAGGGACGTTGAGCTGTCGGCTGCTATCGCACCGACCGACATGAGCATCACTGTCCAGAGGATGGATTACACCAAGTTCGTGAACCAACATGCAAACAGAAAGTATCTCTGTTTCATGAAGGCCGACAGAACCTACATCATCAAGACCATAACGAGCAGCGGCGAATCAGGCGAGAACGAGATCCTCACTATCAACAGCAGCTTCGGCGCCGCCTACACGAACGCAAGCTTTGACAATATCTGTTTCCTGAAATACTGCAGACTCGACACTGACAAGTTCGAGCTGCAATGGCACACGACGGAGGCAGCGGAGTGCACCATACCCGTTAAGGAGATCAAGCTGTGAGCATCGACGCACTAGAAAAGAGTGCCTACGGTGCCGCGCCACAGGAGCTGTATCTCTTCACGCGCTACACCGACGCTTGGAGGTTCACGGACTGGGATCAGGATGTGCAGATCGGGCAGGAGCTATATCTCGCCACCGTCCCGCACACACGCAATGAGCCCGAGTTCTCGGAGGAGGTGCGGCACGCGCAGTTGAAGATCAAGACCACGCCCGATCATCCTGTCGTGGACATGCTGGTGAAGGGAGCGCCCAACGATCCCGTCTGGGTCACCGTGTATCGCATGATGCTTGGCGACTCAGAGCGCCTGATGCGGTGGCAGGGGAAGGTCATATCCGCCTCCATTGATGAGAACTCATTTGAGGCAGAGCTTCTGTGTGAGCCCGTTGAGAAGGTCTACGGCAAGAGCAGCTTCAGGCACACCTACGGACCCATGTGCCGCCACAGGCTTTACGGGACGGCGTGTGGAGCCGTCGAGGCCAACTTCTCGAAGAACATCACAATCACCGGCATCAGCGACGACAAGCTCACGCTGGTATCGGCGGACTTCGCCGGGAAGCCTGTGAACTGGTGGCGCTACGGCAGCATCTGGATAAGCGAGGTGAGGCGCTATGCGCAGGTGGTATCCAGCACAGGCAGCACCGTGGTAATCAGGGTCCCCATCCCTGGGCTGGCCATAAGCCACACCGGCAAGGTCACACCTGGATGCGATCACGTATACAAGAAGGTCAGCGGCGTCTTTGGTGATTGCAAAGAGAAGTTCGACAACACGATCAACTTCGGCGGCTTCCCGTTTACACCAACGAAAAACCCCTATGTTGTCGGACTGGAGGGATAGATGGGTTTCTGGATGATGTTCTTCGTGTGGATCGCGTCGATGATTGCATCGGCGCTTCTTGCTGAGAAGCCGAAGTATGAGAACGCTAAAGCGGCCAATGAAGACGAGGCCAGCTTCCCCACCATCGACCCAACCAAGCATGTGCCGGTCGTGTGGGGCAAGGTGCGCCTGCGGCAATCCATGGTTGCGTGGTATGGGGACTTCGGCACCAAGAAGATCACCAAGAAATACGAGACCAAGGGCTTCCTGGGCTTTGGCGGCTCAAGCCAAACCGTCACAGTCGGCTTTGAATACTACTGGGGTCAGCACCTAGCTTGCTGCCACGGCAGCGCGACTCTCCACCGCATCTGGCTTGAGGAGCTTGTTATATGGACTGGCTCCGCATCCGGTGTCACCAACATCGCTGTGTCAAATGAGGGCGCGTATGGCGGCAAGGAGCGTGGCGGTGGTTACAGGGCCAACCTTGTCTACTACCCCGGCAACGGGCTGAACGAACGAGACCCCTACCTGATAGCCCGCCTGGGTGCCGAGGTTCCTGGCTACCGCAACATCGCCAACCTAGTGTGGATTGGACCCAGCGGCCTTGGGCAGTCCTACCAAGAGTGGGTCGTCGTGGTGGAGCATTACTGGGAGGGCCTGGAATACAGGTCCCGCGTTGTGCGCAAGCTGGTGACGAAGACCAACATGTCGGGTTACATCGGGACAACGCCACAGCCGAAGCCGCTGTCGGTTGAAGTAAGCCGATACCCCAACCTGCTGGGAAGCTCCAACGACGGGAAGATAGGCGACGACGCCAACGCCGCTGAGATCATCTATGAGTGTTTGACCAATAGGGAGTGGGGTCAGAGCGTCCCGACCACGCTCGTGGATACGGCGGCCTTCCAGGCGGCGGCCACGAAGTTCTACAACGAGGGCTTCGGTCTCTCGCTGGCGTGGGACCAGGAAGGCCACATCGATGAGGTGGTCAAGCGCATCTGCTCCATCGTGGACGCGCAGGTCTACCGCGACTTCAGGACTGGGAAGTTCACCATCAAGCTCATCCGTGGCGGCTACGATGTTGACACGCTGCCCGTCCTCGACACGTCGAACGTAAACGAGATAACCGACTACACCGTTACCACGTTCGATGGGACCGCCAACGAGATCGCAATCAATTATGTGAGCCGAGCCACTGGGTATCTTGAGGCCCAGCGTGTGGCCCAAGATCAGGGCAATGTGAACATCCAGAACGACGTGGTGAGCAAGAGCCTCGACATGCCTGAGATCAAGCTGGCGTCTCTTGCTGACCGTGTTGCGTGGCGAGAGCTGAACGCACGTTCACAGCCCTTCGCCAAGATCGAACTCATAGCCGACCGTGAGAGCTACGCCTACGGCCCCGGTGACCTGTTCAAGCTGACGTGGGCTCCGCTCGGCATCTCCTCCATGGCCGTGCGTGTGGTGAAGGCTGCGGTCGGCCTGCCCAAGGATGGGAAGATCAGGCTGACGGTTATGCAGGACGTGTTTGACCTACCCAATACGGCGTTTGTGGATGGCGGAGATCCCGACTGGACTGATCCTGTGCCTGCACCCATCGCTGTGGTGAATCAGACCATCATCGAGCTGCCCTACTTCTTCAACCAGAGCACCGATATGCCTCAATACGTCTACGTGTGCGCGAAGCCGAATGAGGGCAGCCTCGGTGCGGACATCTACGGTATGGTCGGCAGCGGCGCGTATTCGATGTTGGGCTCAATAGCTACCTTCACACCCACGGCCACGCTGCGGGACAACTACGACGCTACGAGCATGACGGACCTGTCGGACACGCTTGTGTTGGAGAACCTGAACGGCGTCTACGCGCTGCAGTTCACGACTGATAACGGCATCAGGTCCGGCCTCAACCTCGCCTACTTCGAGACCACTGGCGAATGGATCGGCTTCTCCAATGTGTTGTTTACTAGCGACACAACCATCACGCTTGAAGGCGTATGGCGCGGGCTGTTCAACACAGGCAATCAGCCTCACAGCGCAGGCGAGCGTATCTGGTTCGTGAGTGACGGGCAGTTCTTCATACCTGACTCCGTGATCGCCAACTACGGCGCTGGCATCTCACTGGGCACATCCATACAGGCACGCACGACGGGGCCTCGCGGAGCCTTGACGGAGGCGCAGGCGTCAACCATCTCGAAGAACCCACCGAGCGTCGCCGCCGCGATGCCGGGGCGCCCCAACCCTCCAGGCTACCTGCAGGTCAACAATGCCGAGTGGACCACTCGCGTGGGGGCCAGTGTGGACCTCACAGGGGTGCACCGCAATAAGGCGGAGCTGCCGACAGGAACCGTCACTGCACAGTTCGACCCAGCGACGGCCACTGCTGACGGCACCTACACTGTGGAGTTTGTCCGAGGCGACACGCTGGCCGTCCTCAGAACGGTATCCGGGCTGGCCACACCCAGCACTACCTACACGGCTGTCCAAAGATTGGCCGACTATGGTAGCACAACACTGCCGGTATATGCAAGGTGGCGTGCCGTGAGCGCTGGTAAAAATTCGCAGTATAATTATGCCAAGCCCTTCTTCATGACCGGCTTGGGGATCGGACTTGGCATGTATCTAGGAGGATTGAACTCATGACCTTGACCCTAGGACCCAACCTCGGGCTGCTCTGCCACGGCGACGCCGGGGACTCCCACCTCACGGAGATCCTAGCCCTGTTCCGTGGTGTGGACTTCTTCGGCATGGCCCGCGTGCTTGGATACCTCACCAACACACCTCCAGGCAGCCCCGCCGATGGAGACGCTTACATCATCGGAGCAGCGCCCACAGGTGCGTGGGCTGCGCAGGGTGGCAAGATCGCACGCTACAACGTCAAAGCTACCGCGTGGGAGTTCTTCACACCCAAAGAAGGCTGGCTCATCCAGCGGGCCTCCACCAATGTGAGAGAGATATACCGCTACACGAACAGCACATGGGAGATATTCTACGGAGAGGGCACCTTCACGCCGACAGTGTCTGGCTCTACCACAGCCGGGACCCAAACCTACGGAACGCAGGAGGGCAGCTACACGAAGGTGGGTAGGCAGATCACCTTCCAGGCGCTGTGCATCCTCACAGCTAAGGGGACTCCTGCTGGCAACCTGCTGTTCTCTGGGCTGCCGTTCTATGCAGCCGCAGCGCCAACGGCTCAGACGGTCGGTGTCTTCGCCAACACTTTGGCGAACGCCAGCTATCTGTGCGCACAGATCGTTGCGTCAACAAGCAGCATCACCTTCTTCAACAACCTTCCTTCAGCCGCCGCCGCGCAGGTCACGGTGACGGACCTTCAAGCAAACACCGGCCTGCGTGTCGCAGGCTCCTATTTCATCTGAGGGGACCACATGATCATTCACAAGCCTCGCCAGCTCCGCATCGACTTGGACCCAGATCAGGGGTTCCCTGCCATGCTGACGCTTGAATGCGCACAGCTTGTGGTCGAAGAAGGGCATATCCTCACGGAACTCCCTCCGCACACGGAAACCTTCGACCCCTCTTCGTGTCGGGCCAAGGACATCCTTGGTGAGATCACAGCACAAGCCATCGCAGCTTTGAAAACCTATCAGGACGAAGTGCAGCGTCTGGCCGCGCAGCTCTACGAACTGAAGGCCAACCTGCCGGTCTCTGAGTAGATCGGACTTTCACCGGAGGGACCATGAGTTTCACTCCCGACGCAGCGACAGCGGCCTGGGTTCTTACGGGCGCACTGTCGCTGTGCACGCTGGTCTTCATCCCATCTCTCGGCTTCTTGCTGGCCCGAGAATACGGAAGAAGGGATCAGGACAGCAAGGAGACGTTAGCGCGGCTTGACGGGTTCGCCGCCATGCTCGATGAGGTAAAGGGCATGATCCACGAGACGAAGCTGCTCGTAACTGAGCACCGTCTCTGGGTGAGCGAGGGCTTCATCCCTCGCAGCGAATGCAACAAGAACCTGTGTCTTCTTCGTGAAGATATGCGTGACCTAAAAGCCACACTACATAAGGAAAAATAATGTCGTCTAGCATCCTAACACCTCCAGAAGAGCAGGGTTTCTTCCAGAAGATGGCAGACATGCTCGCAAAGGTCTCCTACGAGCTTGTCAGCTCCACAGGCGGATCTGGGGTGTCCAGCACGAAGGTCGTATGGCTTTCAAACGGAATGCTCCTATGTTACTGCGCCGCACTTGCCACCATCGGTGGCGTTTCGGTCTACCTCTTCTTCCAAGTCGCAAATGCGGTTTATTGGGCTGCTGTGTCTGCCCTCTGGACTGTCTCGACTGGCTTTGCAGTCTCAGCGAAGAAGCACCAGAACCTCACACGCAAAGGAATACTCAATGCGAATCTCCAAACCCAGAACTCGGGAACCCCGAACCAAGGAGGAGCGTCGTGAGCAGGTGGTTGACCGTAAGGAACGTTCTAGTCGGATTGGCCGTGGCCCTGTGTCTAGGGGTCATAGGCGGACTCTCGATAGCTTGGACTCTCTGGGTCAAGAACAGGCAAACGACGATCACCGAAGTGGCGGAACCAGAGAAGCGGAACTCGGACGGAAGCCTTCGTCTTGCCAAGACACCAACAACCAACCCACAGCCAAAGCCAAAGCCAAAGCAGGAACTCACAAAGGGAGCAAAAGTTCAAAGAACGATAAGCGCAACGATCCGACCCCATGGGCAGTCAAGTGTGGCCCCTACCGCAGCGAGTGGTATAAGCGCGACGGGACTCCCACAGCAGCCCTCCTCAGGGCCATCGGACGTGCGGGTTGATACCACGATCTACGAGACGCAGGACGGTCAGACCCATGCGGTCGTGTCCTCCCCAGACGGGACTGTGATCGATGGTAACGACTCTCCAGTCGTGAAGCGTATCAAACTCTCTGAACTCAAGAATGCCTTTGGTGTTGTAATCGGTGCTTCAACAGCCCCATCCAGGTCCATCGGTGTGTTCTATGACCGTGACTTTGCATGGATGCGTGTTGGGTGTGAAGTGCGACAAACCACATATCTGCACACGCAAGTGAAGGACTACGAGGTAAGTGTGAAGGGTGGTATTCGCTTCTAGTCAAGTACACTACATAAGTAAGGCTGTGCAGTATGCAGACCACCCATCAGTTGATCAAATAACACAGGCGGGGTGTAACAGCCCCGCCACATTTGGAGCCCATCATGGCCGCACCTAGCGCTCTTACCTTCTTCAACTCCTTCCGTGAATATCTGGCGGATGGGACTTTTGACCTCAATACAAACTCGTTCAAGGCGTCACTCCATACGAGCACTTTCGTGCCTGACCTCAATGCTGATGCCGTTTACGCGGACATCAACGGCGAGCTGGCAACGGCCAACGGCTATACTAGTGGCGGTATCAGCCTTGCCAATGTGGTGTGGACTCGCTCCGGTGCATCAGTGAAATTCGACGCTGATGATGTCAACATCGTGGCATCTGGAGCTGGCCTAACATTCCGTTATGTTGTTGTCAGGGCTGTGGGCACTCTGAACGGAAGAGTAGATCCTCTGGTAGGCTACCTGCTCCTGGACTCTGCTCCCGCCGATGTGAACATCGCTGCTGGCAATACTGGCGTCATCGAGTGGAATGCCGCTGGTATCTTCACTCTGACCTAGGAGGCATAATGAGCATCCAACAAGGCTCTAAGGTCAAAGTGCTAGCCCCATTCGACGGCGCATTTCCAGATGTATACACAGTCGAATTTGTCATGGGCTCAACAGCATTCCTTACATATACACCAGAGGGATATGCCAATGCCTTCGATGTGATCTACCTTGTGGAGGTTGCTGATGACTGATTTCCTGACAGAGGCTGACATCATAGCTGCTATTGCCGGAGCCGAAAGCGCTGGGTTCAATCAGGATTTCTACAAAGCCAGTATCACCACAGTGTCTGGCTTTGACTACTCTGGCTGGATGGCTGGAGGTAGCCCAGTTGCGGGCAATGCACCTACAACCTGGGGTTCTCCACTCTACACCAATAGCGGTGCTATCAACTGGCGCATGGTGAATAGCGAAGCCACTAAGACGATGAGGCTGCTTGCGGCCACCATTCGGCCTAGCGTGGCTAACCAGCCCTACGTCATACAGGATAGGCTTGGGCACATGGCAGGCCTGTCAGGGACCTCCACATCCGCGCAATCAGTGAATGGGACAATCGCAAGCGCAGCCACGCAGGGTAGGTGCCTATCGACCGGCAGGGATGTTGATTGGTGGTTGGAGTGGTATACCCCCACAGGGTCCACGGCGGTGAATGCCACAGTCAATGTGACTTATGACGACGACACGACAGCGAACATCGTTGTGGCTCTACCTGCATCGGTCCCCGCCTATAGGCGCTATCGCATCGTGCCTGGAGGCGTGAAGGGCATTAAGGGCGTTAATACCGTAACATTAAGTGCCACAACTGGCACTGCTGGCAACTTCGGTGTCACGGCCACCCGGCGCATTTGTGGATTCAGTGTCCCAGCCGCCAACTCCGACTGGATCGCCGACTGGGCGTTGACAAGAATGTCAAAGGTCGGCCAGAGCGCCTGCATACAGTTTGCCACTTACGCAGTAGGAACAGCATTTGGAACTTTGACTGGTAACATGGTAGTTGGAGCAGCGTGATGGCTTTTCTTTGGAGCAGGTTCGTAACCAGACGAAACCTATCTGAAGTCTCGCCCGTCCACGGCCCTGCCGGGTCTGGTTGGTGGCCGGTGTCGTCAGGCACCACCACACGCTACCCGGTCCCTGCAGGGTCGTTAGCCACCACCGGGCTAAGCCCTGCGTTCAGCCAAGTCATAGTCACTAAGTATTCAGTGCCGGTGGCGGCCATGGTGGTAACGGCTCAGGCACCCAAGCTCCGTCTGCGCTGGGGTGTCCCAACGGCCTCGGCAGCCATCACCGCACTCGCACCCGCGCTGCGTTGGAAGGTCGGCTATCAAGTGCCAGCCAAGTCAGCCAGCCTGACGGCTTACGCGCCTGACTTCAAGTCGGTCATGCGCTTTGCTGTCCCTATCGCCAACGTGTCGGTCAGCGCCTTCACGCCCACCGTGAGGACACGCTTTGGTGCTCAACCCAGGGCGTTGGCACTGGCGGGCGTAGCGCCTGCCTTCAAGTCGGTCATGCGCTTTGCCATTCCATCGAGGGCACTGGCGCTGGCAGGCGTGGCACCGGCACTGCGCATGTTGGTCACCACGCGCTATGCGATACCTGACCGTGGGCTGGCATTCACCACAGCACTTGGCACCTTCAGGCTGCGTCACGGCGTGCCGGTAATGGCCTCTGCATTGGCTGGGCAGGTCCCAGTCTTCAAGCAGGTCCAGAAGTGGATTCTCCACGCCGCTGCCGCAATCGTCCTTACAGCCTCAGCACCCAGCTTCCGGCATATCTTCAGGGCTCCAGCATCAGGCGCACAGATCACAGGGCTCACCCCTGAGTTGAGGAGCATCAGGCGCTTCCCCATCCCAGTGGCCGCTGTGAGCGTCACAGCGCAAACACCAAAGCTCAGGACCATCTACCGCCCAGGTGTCAACTACCTCGCCCTGTCGCCAAGGATACCTGCCTTCAGAAGCGTGGCACGGCATCACATCCCCACCGCAGTCCTGACGCTCAGCTCCAGCGTTGTGACGTTCACGGTGAGAAGCTCGGCCTACGAACCCACGCGCACGATCTCGTGGAACCTAGCACCGCGTTCTACGGCGATGGAGGACACTGGTGTGCTCCCCATGTGGAGCCTCTCACACCGGAGCACGATGTTCACAGACAATGCGCCCGTCCCACGGTGGGATCTGGCGGCACGCTCACTACAAGGAGAAGCAGGTATGGCCATCACACGATTCTCGAAGGACCCTGGCGAGCGCCTGACCATCGGCCAGAACTTCGCCAAGAGGCTGCAGGACCGAACCATCGTGTCCGCATCCGCCTCCATCAGCCAGCTTGAGGGCGCTTCTCAGACCCAACCCGAAGTGGACGCGATCCTGGACGGTGCCGTTGTGGCCAGTGCCGGTAGCACATGGGTCATGCAGCGTGTCAAGGACGGCGTGCTGGGGTGTAGCTACCTCGTGAAGCTCAAAGCGACACTCTCGGATGGGGACATACTGGTAGGAAGCACACAGATAGACATTCAGCTTGGTGCATAAGAAAAGCCCCGGATCTCCGGGGCTCTTTTCTATCTGGTGCCTGGGGGCACATCGGGCGGAATGAAGGTCATCTTTTGTGGAGGGAGCTTGATGTCAATCTCACACTCCTCCTGCTGCGAGATGCTGTAGAGGATGAAGAGGTTCCACAGCGTGGAGGCCACGCCGAACAGCCACCACAGCCACCCAGGCGCTCCGAACCTGTCGAACACCAGCAGCCAGATGATGACTTCGTAGATGGGCAGCCTGCGGGTCGGGATCAGTGATGCCTTAATTACTGGGCGCTTGCTCATTCGCTTTCTCCTTCGTGAGTGTGCCGAGCAGCAGCCCAGCAGCGTAGTGGTCAAGGGTGTCGGCCATCTTGAATACTCGGCTCTGGAGACCCTGTAGCATCCTGGCGTCCCTGCGCAGCATGATGGCGTGGTCACGCAGATTGGAGCCCAGGGTCATCAGCAGGGAAACCAGCTTGCTGTTGTAGTTCTCGGACTCTTTGAGCTTTTGCTTGAGGGCTTCGATCTCTTCATGTGGTGTCATGCTTGTTGCACTCCTGTCTTGACGAAGCTGGCCATCTGCTTGTCCAGCATGGTATCGACGATCCAGTAGACCAAAACCACTGGTGACCCTCCAGGCGGAGGGGACCCTCCAGGCTGCAGCCGCTGGACCTTGTTCACGATGCACTGGAGGTCGGAGTGCGTGGAGGCCAGATCGTGAACCAGCTTGGTGCGCTCCTCACGCAGCCG